GTCGACGCGGAAAGAATCAAAGGCCCGAAAAGTTCCGCGCAATTTTCCCCCGTCCAAATAAAAGTCGGAAAAGGCCCCGATTTGTTCCAAGATTCGGTCGGAATCCAAGGCCCCTTCGTGCGTTATGAAAGCGGGCAAGTTGTCCCCCAGGGCAACCAATGCCGTTTCAAGGCTTCGTTGGTCGATTTGCATTTCATGCCCGACCGCAACGCCCAATTGAATCAAAGAAACGTTTTCAATCATGCCGGCGTCGGCGTCGACCTGGGCAAACTTCGAACGCTTCTTGCGAAAGCATACTTTAAAAGAAACCTTTTCGGCGTCTTCCAGGGTCGGCGGTTCAAGCGTCGTTTCCATTACCTTTGGGTTTCGGGTCAACTTTCTTCGCCTTCGCCTTTTTTGGGCCCTTGCCCTGGCGTTCAATAAAGCGTTGCTCTTCCGTTCGCATGGTTGCCCAAACCTTCGGGTCGGGCGTCTTCAAATATTTTTCTACTTTTTCATTCATGCGTTCAATCCATGTTCATTAGGTCAACAATGTTGCCTTGGGTTGTGGTGCGGTCCTGGTTCATTAGGTCGCGCCAATCGTTCAAACCGTTTTCGTCGGCAATGCGTTTTGCCAGGGCGATGTTCTTTGCCTTCCTGGTCAAAACGGTTTCGACGTCATGGCCGAAAGTCGCGGTCAAGTCGTCCAAGCTAATTGCCCCCATTTGCATGTACATGCTGTCTGCTTGGACCTGGGCCGCTCTATTTATCCAACGAAAGCCGGGCGGTTGCCATCGGACGCGAAATGGATCCAGTTCGCGGGTTTCAATTCCCCGGCGAACGTCGCTTGAAAATTCGTATCCTTCGGGAAGGTCTAGGCCCGAAAGCCACCGGCCGACCTTCCAACGCCAAAGTCGATTCAGTACAGGAAAAAGGTTTTTTTGTTCGTTTTCGACGGTTTGTTGGTAAAGCAAAACCATTCCTTGCGACGCCGAAAAACTGGTTTCCCCAATCGTTAGCAAAAGGAATTCTACGGGAATGCCCAGGGTCGCCCCGATTTTTCGCAAGCGATAGGTCAAATAGGGAATGGCGTTGGCGTTCGGGCGGTTGCTGGAAATTACTTGGACGTCTTCGCCTGGTTCCAGATATTGAAAAGAACCGACTTGCAAGTTTTGCAGTCGTTCGCTTTCCGAATCGTCGGCCCTGGCGGCAAGTTCGTAATCAAGGGCGTTTTCCCGCTTAACGGCAACCGCCATGGTCGCCGAAACTTTCGCGGCTACCATTTCCAGTTCGTCGTATTCGTTGACGTCTTGCAAGTCGTCCGTGACGGTCGCCAGTTCGGGAACCCCGCGAACTTGACTTGGCCGAATTCGCTTTTTATAGAAAATGAAATTTGACGCATTGATTCGGCGCACGTCATGAAGGCCGCCCCCGTCGCCGCGGTTGCCAATGTGAAAAGCTATTGGCCGACCCTGGCGGTTCACTTCGACGCCTTCGACGTTTCGCTTGTTCGGCTTTTCGTCGCGACGGTCCCGCCAAGAACTGGCGAATTCATTGCCGATTCGGTCGCCTTCGACAATTTGGACCCGCCCCGAATTGGTAAGAAGCAAACCACCGTCGCCAAATACCAAGGGCAAGCTTGCCAGTTGTTGTTGAACTTCCCGCATGGTCATCGTTTGCGTGACTTCCGGGGCCCTGGAATAAACTTGCCAAAGGTTTTCAAGTTCCGAATCCAGTTCGTCGGACCCCGTTTGGCCTTGCGGTTGAATCCCGCCCCCGATTACGTCGCCTTCTCTCAATCGGCAAATGCTTTTGACTAGGGCGTTATTTCGGCGAAAGTCCAAAAGGGTTGCAATTACCCTTTCGCGGTCCCCCGAATCAAATTGCGTTTCTTCGGGTGTAACCGTCGTTTGCGTTCGGTTTCCACGCCTGGGCGAATTCCTGGCGGCGTCGTAACCGCGGCCAAAAAGGAATTTCGAGGCAACGTTTAAACGCCGCCAAAAGTTCTTTTTAGTTTTCATTTTCTCGAAAACTTCCAAAGTCGACTTGGTTGCCGCCCAACGCGTTAATTGTGGGGTCAGCCAAAGACAGTTGCCGTTTAATAGAATTGATTTCGGCCCGAAAAGCTTTGCGTTGTTCGTAAATTACTTGTCGGTCTTGGAATGAGTATTGACTCGTTGGAGTCTTTAACATTTCGGCATAAGTTGCCTGGGCAAAACGTAAGTTTTCCCGCAGGTCGGCAACTTGGTCGAGACTTCTTGGCATTACCCAAGGGCAAAGCGTCAATTTGTGTTGAGAAAACCGTAACGCCTTGAACGTTCGTTGGCGTCTTCGAAAACGCCCCGGTCGACGTTCATTCGAAAAGTCGTTGTGCGGGAATTCATGGCGACAATGAAAGCGGTTCGAGTTCGCCCCCCGAATTGCGCGTCGGCCCGGTGTTGCAATTTAATATGGAAACCCTTTTTTTGGCCAACCGCTATGGAGAAAAAACTACGGGTGTATGTTTGCTTGCCGACATAAACGGAATTGCCCGCCTTCAGAACGTAGCCAGGCGACTTTATGGGCGTCGTAATTCGTGCGGTTCTGGCCATTTCAACCCAGGACCATTTCGCAAGACCGATTCGGCGAAGGCGTAACTTTTTTAGCTTTGCAATCTTTTGCTTGGCCAAAATCCAATCGGGGTTTTTCTTTTCGGGGTCCCAATATTGCCCGCCGCCTTTGCCCGTTGCCATGGCCCCCTTTTCTTGAATGTCTTTGGTTCGGACCCGCCGCCCGCCAATGTAAAGCCATTTCACCAGGCGTTTTTTGCCAATTCCCGCATTGCTCAAAGTGTGGGCTTCCGTGATTTTTTGACGGTCGCCCTTCTTTGTTCGTTTCAAGGCCCCGTTGTAAATGGCCCCGGTTTCGCTTCGAATCACTACTTGCAACTTCCGAGAGTGCCCCGTCATCTTGGCCAGTTGTCGCATGGCCAACGAAAAGTTGGTTGTGTCTATGTCAACTGTTGCTTTCGGCATCGGTTCCCCCAATGAACCCGCCCAGGTAAACAATGGGCACGAAGAACGGGAAAAGTACGGTTGCCAGGGCGAGAAGCACGAAAGAAACCGCCCCCAACGTAACGGCAAAAAGAGAGTGCCCGCAAAAGCCAACAAGGCCGAAAAGGGCCCTTGTCAAAACATTACCAGACTTCGCGGTAGTTATTCTTTTCAATTCGGTATTGATTTCCTTCTGGCTTATTTCCGGTTCGTTCATCGTTTTCTTGTGTTTGTTCTTTTGGTCGTCCCAGGCCGCGGGCCCTTGCCAATGCCAGGCAATAAACTTCGCAGTCGAAAAAATGGTCTTGGCCATGGCGTTTGGTTCGCCATTCGGTTTTTTTGGACCCGTTGCGGGCGATGGTTTCAATAATAAATTTCGAATTCAATTGCTTTACGTAATCGGCGGCGGGGTCCTTGTACAATTGGAACCCATCGACCTTGCCCGCTCTGGCCCGCAAGATTTCGCCCCCGAAGGTTTCGGCGTTTACGTGCAAAAGCATGATTTTCCATTTGCCCGCCTTTCCGGTGCCCGTGAATGGGTCCACGCTTTGAATTGAAAACGGGGCCGCTCTCATTCGGGCCCCCTTGCACGCCCAAAACCTGGAACGCCTTCTAAAAACGTGTTCATAGCATTCTTGGGTGCGTTCGCCGAACCCGGTGTCGATTACCCCCGCGGCGCAATCGTAAGTTTCGAAAATGTCGTCCAGGTCCGAAAAGGTCGGGCAATTTCCATGGTCGAGCAAAAAGCTTTCTTTGGTTTCGGTATTGAACCCGCGAACAATCCAAACGAAATGGGCCCTTTGAACGTCGACCGAAAGCAAACGAATTTCGCCCTTTATTTCGCCCCGTTCATAATCGCCGGCCAAGGCGTGCGTTGCTTCTTCGGTGACGTTCAAGTTTTCCATCTTCCACGGTTCGGCAAGCCAACCGGTAACAAATTGCTTGAGCCCTTCCATTGTGTCCTGGGCTTGTATCCATTTAACGGCCATGTCGCCGAATTGAATCATTGGCGAATACATGGAATTTAAATGGTAGGACCTGGCGCCAGGTGTTCCGGTGTCGCTTGTTGCTTCCCATTCCCCCAGGTCGAGCATTTTAATTTTTTCGGCGTCGTCTATTGGTCCGTCGCATTCTTGGCAATAATAGCGGGCCGACCGTTTGACCTGGTGCAAATCGAATTTGCCGTCGTCCCGTTTTGCTTCGTCGTCGAATCTTACATTGTATTCGCCAGGACCTTTTCGCCATTCGAAGGCAATACGCTTCCCGCAATGTGGGCAAGGCATCTTGAAAACGCGTTGGTCCCCCTCCAAATATTCGCCCCAAATGCCGGTCGACTCTTCAATGGGCGTTGAGCTTTGCAAAATTTTATAATCTCGCCGGCCTTTCACCCGGTCCAGGGCGTCCAAACGAATAGATTTTTCGATGACGTCGATTTCGTCCAAGACCAAAAACGAAACAGGATATTGGCGAACGTTCTTTTGGGACCCGCCGCCAATCAAGTTCATTACGCAATTGTCGAATTCAATTCGCAATGCGCTTGCCCGGTCGCGGTCCACCTTGCCGTCGAGTTGCTTTGGCAAATGCTTTGCAATGTTTTTCGAGTCTTCGCAAAAGGGCAAAAATCTATCGTTTGAAAAGTTCCGCGCTTGTTTCTCGTTCGCCCAAATCCAAAGAATGGGCGACGGGTTCCGACATATTACCCAACCAAGGCCAATGTAAATGGTTGTTGTTTTGGCGGTTTGACTTCCCCAACAAAGAGAAATCTTCCGCACCGACGGGTCGGCGAAGTTGTTGAGAATTTCGCGAACATAGGGCCGCGACCTGGTCGAGAAAGTGCCCGCTTGTTCCGTTACGCGTTCGGATAAATAGGCTTGAGATTCGGCCCATTCAACGACCGTTTGTTTTGGGTCCGGCTTGAGAATGTCAAAGGCATAGTCGACCAAAGTTTCGGCGGGCGTCTTCATGTTCGGCCCTTGGCCAGGCTTCGAAAGACGCAAATAATATGGGCCGAATGCGTAGAGAAACTTCGACCAGGTAAAGAAACGGTGCCAACGAACCCAAGCAAAAGAGGCTTTCGGCAAAGCATACAGTCGCCAAAAAATGGCCATGGCGCTCGAGGCGTCGGGAATAATTCGGGGGGCGCTTTCATTTGACGCCCTTGCGCTTTGTGATTTTTGCCCCGCGGCCCGCTTGCAATTCCGTTTTCAAATCGTCAACCGCTTCCCGCAATATCAATTCGGCGTGGTCCGGGTCGGCCGGGTTTACCCTGGTTGCCCAGGCTTTCGGCAATCCGGTAAGCAATTTTGAAAGCGGTTCAAGAATTCGGTTTAAGCTTTCCTTGGCGTCGGAAACCAAAACCCAGTCGTCGCTTTCCCGTTGAACTTTCATTTCCTTCAGAATTCTTTCGGCCCGCTCCCGACCCGCCCTTGCTTCCAACAATGCCATTTTCAATTTGCCCAGGTCCAAACCGGCCGGCAACAAATCGGGCAAGGTCGTTTCGCTCAAAGTAAAATGCCCGTTCTCAATTTGGACGTCGGCAAGGAACTTTTGCCAGGCCCCCAGGTGTTTTGTTTTTGGGGCTCCAGGTTTCTTTCGGTGCTTGAATAGATTGGGCCGGCTCAAGTTCAATTGCTTCGCCAATTCAACCCAGGTCGTCAATTCCTTCTCAGTTGTTGATTGATTTTTAATAGTCATGCACAAAAAAGACGAGAGGCGGGGGGACCGG